AAACTGAATTAATAACGGCAGCGATGCCACCAATTTCTTTTGGCATGCCTTCGCCCTCTGCTCTGGTGTGGACGGTGCCCGTAAATGTGCGCCTTTCTTATTTTCTTTCACACCCGCGCGAAAATAAATGTACTAAATTTTAGACTATATTTGTAAATATGAAAGGAAGGCCACGAATACCAACCGAAATTAAGATTTTGAAGGGCACCGTCGAGCGAAGCAGGGAATTGGCCGCGCCAATGATCGTTGAACTAAGCGAAGGGGTGCCACAACCTCCAGCGCACTTAAACGCTTTGGGGTTTGAGTACTGGGATATCACTTGCAAGGAATTGAAAAACAATCATTTGTTAACAGGTGTGGATCTTGGCTTAGTTGCCGGGTACTGCAACGAGTTAGGACTTTATAAGAAAGCTTGCGGAATGACAGAGGCGGAGGGGGAAGTTGTGTTAAATCGTTTTGGCGATAAAGTGATTAGCCCCTGGTACGATGTTAGAAGCCGAGCACTTAAGCAAGCTACACAAATGGGGCAACTATTTGGAGTAACGCCAAGCGCGAGGGGCAAGATTGAAACAGGCAAGAGCGCGCCAGTAAGTAAATTGGAACTTTTACAAAAATCAAAAATAGCATGAAAAAGAAAATTGAAACAACCGAGCCAGTAGAATTAACCGAGGGCGTAAGCTTTCGCATCGAGCCTAGCGGTTTGCATTTTATTGTTAGCCGTAACCAAGGCAGCGGGTTTAAGCCTTGCGGCAAAAATGGCCTTTGGGCTGAAGTTCCGCACCTGTACAGAAACGAATACCTTGCCGCTCAGGCAATGCTATACTTTAGTGAGAATAGCTGAGCAGTATATTGAGGGCGTAACTTCTGGGCGCGTAATTGTGTGCGAACACGTGCGCAATGCCGTTAACCGCTATCTGTTGGATCGCGCTAACGGTTGGGCGTTTAGTGAAAACTACGCGCAGCACGCTATCGACTTTATCGAACAGCTCGAGCACTCGACGGGCGACTATGCGGGCAAGCCGTTTAAGTTGGAAGGGTGGCAGGCGTTTATTATTTGGAATCTGTTTGGGTTTCTTAATCCAGACGGCAGCAGAAGATTTACGCGGGCTTATGTAGAGGTACCCCGAAAAAATGGGAAATCTACTTTTAGCTCGGCGGTTATGCTATACGGCTTAATGGCCGACGGTGAAAGTGCAGCGCAAGTTTATAGCGCAGCAACTAAACTCGACCAAGCCATGATGGTATTTGCGGAGTCTGTTAGAGTTTGCCAAAATGTAGACTGGCTAGCAGAATCGTTAACCGTTAACAACTCAGTAAACAATAGGCGCATACTTTACGGGCAATCGGTATACAAGCCGTTGGAATGGAACCCAAGTAAACAGGACGGATTAAATACGCACTTTGCTGTTATTGATGAATACCACGCGCACCCCAACGATGAGCTTTACAATGTATTGCGCAACTCGATGGGAGCAAGGAGGCAACCGTTGTTATTTACAATTACGACGGCGGGCTTTAATCGTGAGTCGCCTTGCTATAAGCATCGCAATTACTGCGCGTCGGTTTTATCTGGCGCTATTGTAGACGATGCTTTGTTTAGCGTGATTTATACGCTAGACGAAGGCGACGACTGGACAGACTCGGCAAACTGGGCTAAGGCTAATCCTAATTGGGGGGTTTCGGTTTACCCGCGTCAGTTAGAGCAGGCACTAACCGAGGCAAAGGAATTTGTACACAAAGAAGTTGAATTTAAAACAAAGTTGTTAAATGTGTGGACAGACACGGCAATGACTTGGATAAATGACAGCACTTGGATGGATTGCGCCGAGTTACAAAAACTAGACGGGATTTGCTACGGCGGTTTAGATTTGGCGAGCACTGGAGACTTTTGCGCGTTTACTTTGTACTGGCCCGAATACTCAGCGATTAGGACTTGGTACTTTTTGCCAAGCGAGGCAGCGTACAAAAGAAAGGACGCAGCGGGCGCAAGTATAAGGCAATGGATTGCAGACGGCCAGATAATTGCAACCGAGGGCAACGTAACGGATTATAATTTTATTAAGGCTCAGATAGTAGAACTTGCGCAGGAGTTTGAAATAAAGGACATAGCTTACGACCGCTTCAACGCTTCGCAGCTTGTAATTGATTTACAAAATGAGGGCTTGCAAATGTATCCCTTTGGGCAGGGCTTTATTTCAATGAGCAGCCCAACTAAGGAACTAGAGCGGCTAGTTAAAGACGGCAGGCTTAAACACGACGGCAACCCAGTTACCCGTTGGATGATGGGTAATGTATTGCTAGCAAGCGACCCAGCGGGAAATATTAAGATTAACAAAGCAAAGAGCGGGGATAAGGTCGATGGGCCTGTATCTATTGTAATGGCATTAGGCACGGCTATGCAAGACGCTGCCAAAGAAAAAGATTCAGACTTTTGGTTTATATCGCTATGAGATTCGTCGACGACTTCATGAACAAGTATTATTTTAACCTTCCTAAGTTTAGAACTTATGAGGACGCCTACAACGCAACCGAGGCCGAGTATCTGGAAAGGTACGGAGTAACTCGTTATAAAAACTACGACGTATTTCGCTCTGCCCTCAGCAGGTGGCTAGCGCAAGGTCGGAATAAATAAGATTTGTTAACATGGCAAAATTAAAGCAGTTGTAATTTGCACCGATGAATTTAAGATTTTGGGAACGTAAAACAGAAAAAAGGTCGATGTTATCGCAACCTGCGGACTGGTTTGTTAATACCTTAAACAATGTATTTGGCTACCAAACTAAAAGCGGGCAAGCTGTAAATAATACAACGGCTTTAAGCATTGCATCCGTGCACGCTTGCGTTAGAGTAATTGCGGACGGGATAGCAGGGCTAGGCCTAAAGTTGTATAAAGACGATGGGCAGAACAGAGACCAAATTATAATCCACTACGCCACAGCTTTAACTAACGAGCCGAATCCCTATCAAACTAAATACGATTTTACAAAGTACATGACTAGCCACTTAGCTTTAACTGGCAACGCTTACGCTTTTATTAATCGCGATGTTAGGAATATCGGCATAGAGTTGCACCCAATCGCGCCGCAGTACGTTACCCCTGTTATGCAGGACGGCCTTTTGTTTTACAAGGTTACGCTCGCAGGATACCCTCCAATGATACCAGCAACGGAAATGCTACACTTCAAAGGGATGTGTGGTGATAATCCGCTAGTAGGTTTAAGCCCAGTAGTATTGCACGCGGAAACTTTAGGTATTGACTTGGCAGCAATCAGCCAGAGCGCAGGAGTTTATAAAAATGGAGTATTGAAATTTTTGTTAACGTCAGACGCCCAGATAAAAATAGACCAAGCGGGGCCTTTGAAAAAATCCCTCGACGATGTTATAGACGGAGCCAGCCGTAGCGCTGTTATGCCCAATGGCATTAAGATGGAAAAATTAAGCCTTAGCCCTGAAGAGGCGCAGTATTTGGAAACCCGTAAATTTTCGAGCGAAGAGATAGCTCGAATTTTTGGAGTGCCTGCTTCTATGATAGGCGCAACCGCAGGGATTAAATCAAGCGTTGAGCAGGAATATCAAGATTTTTACGCGCGTACTTTAATGAGCTACGCAATTAACATCGAGCAGGAACTAGCCCGCAAGTTGTTAACAGAAAATGACAAGCTAACTTATTACTTTAAATTTAATTTTAACTCACTATTGAGAGCCTCCGCTAACGAGCGAGCAGACTATTATAACAAAGGCATCCGCGGCGGCTGGCTTTCTAGAAACGAGGCAAGACTTTACGAGGACGTAAACGGTTTTAATGGCGGAGACGAATATTTAATTGAAGCCAACTTAATGCCTAGCAGTCAGATTAACGAGTATATGGATGCGAAGATTGCAAACCTTATGGCTACGGCAGATAAAAACAATAACCCCGAGGGCGTAAATAATTTAGAAAATAATTAAAATGAAACAAGAAAGGCGCACAATTACGGGCAGCGTTCACACCAGAGCAGACGGCGAAGGTATGCCTAAAGAAGTCGGCGGAATTGCTGCCGTTGTTAATTCGGTTACTGACCTTGGATATTTTGAGGAGGTTATAATGATGGGGGCCTTTGACAACGCTTTAAATAAAGATTACGATATTCGTTGTTTATTTAATCACGAAGCCGATTTAATTTTAGGCCGCACAAAGGCAGACACTTGCAGAGTGTTTGTAAATGGCGACGGTAATTTAGAATATACTTGGGTTCCAGATTATGAGAACCCTACGCACATGTCAGTGGTTAGATCTATTATGCGCGGAGACATTACGCAAAGCTCATTTGCTTTTACAATTAAAGAGCAGAACTGGAGCGAGTCGGAAAAATACGGCAGCATGGGCAAGCGTTCAATTACAATGATTGACAGTCTTTATGATGTTAGCCCAGTTACTTATCCTGCTTATGAAGATACAGAGGCAGACGCTCGCAGCATTGCAGCAATAAGAGACCAAGAGCTAGAGATTGAAGCGGCAAAACAAAGCCAAGTCAGCGCGGATATTTTAAAACTTGCTTTAGCCAGATACACAAACTATTAAAAAAACAAAAATCATGAATAAAATTAAAGCCCTAAAAGAAGAGCGTGGACGTTTGCTCGGCGAATTGTCTACCTTGCAGTCAACTATCGAGCGCGAAGCGCGTTCTATGGCTGACACAGAAACTAACCGTTTGTCTGAAATCGAAGCTCGTTTGGGCGCGATTAAAGCAGAGGTTGAAACCCTAGAGAAATTGCAAAACCTTGCAGCTCAAGCCGCAGGCCACAGCGCAAGCCGTAGCGAGGAAAAAGAAAAGTCAAACATGGCTAAAGATTACAGCTTCAAACGCGCAATGGAAATGGCTATTACTGGCCGTCGTGAAGGCGTTGAGGGCGAATTTTCTGCAATGGGTGGCGAAGAGTTTCAGCGTTCAGGCGTTAGCGTTTCTGCTCACTCTATCAAAATCCCATCTGAAGTATTTAAGCGCGATATGACTGCAACAGGCGGAAGCGCAGGTTCTGAAGGTGGCGTAAATATCCAAACTTCAGTAGGTTCTATTATTGACATTTTGCTACCTAAAACTGTTTTAGCAGGTTTGGGCGTACAGCGTTTGAGCGGGTTGGTTGGAAACTTGGATTTACCAACTGCGAGCACTTTGCCTTCAGCAGGTTGGAATACTGAAAATGGTTCTGCTACTGAGAAGAGCCCAGCGTTCAGCAAAATCACTTTGAGCCCTAAGCGTTTGGCTGCCTATATTCAGGTATCTAACCAGCTTATGCTACAATCTAGCAACTCTATTGACGGGTATGTTCGTAATTGGTTGCTTAATGCTATGGCGCAATCTTTGGAAACTGCTGCTATCAAAGGTGGTGGATCTAATGAGCCTGTAGGTATTATCGCTAACGCTAACGTAAACGTAACTTTTGCAGGCGGTGCAACTTCAAACGGAACTAACGCTAACGGCGCAGCTCCAGTTTGGGCCGATGTTGTAAACTTGATGAAAGCAGTAGAAAACGCTAACGGTAACGGTGTTGCTTACTTGACTAACCCAACCGTAAAAGCTAAATTGCAAACTACTAGCCGTCAGGCTTCAGGCGTTGAAGGTAACTTTATCTGGCCTGCGGGTGGTACTGATTTGAACGGTTACAATGTTCAAACTACTACCTTGGTTCCTAGCAATTTGTCTAAAGGTAACGCTACTACTTTGTCAGCTTTGATTTTTGGAGACTTCTCTAAAATGGCTGTGGCAAACTGGGGCGGAATGGAGTTGACAGTTGACCCTTATTCTGGTGCTACTGCTGGCTTGACCAACGTAGTGCTTAACGCTTATTTGGATACTGCCCTTTTGCAGCCTGCGGCCTTCGCAGTTTGTAAGGACATCGTAGCCTAATAGCTTGCCTGCTCGGGGGCGTTAAATTCCGAGTGCTGTGGGGGGTCTTGACTGTACCCTCCTCGGGCCAAATGTTAGTAAAATTTTTAATTAACCCAACAGGACACTTTAACCTTAGTTACAACTTGGGCGAAGTGGTAGACATTGAAACAAAGCAGGCCGAGTTACTAATTGAGGCTGGAGCTGTTGAAATTGTAGCTGCGCCTAAGCCGAGTAAAAAGAAACCGACTAACCCAGAGACCGAATTAGATGCCGAATAATGTTTAAAAGTAGAAGATACACAGCCTTTGCAAATGTCGCCACAGACTACTTAAGTTTGGCCGACGCTAAACAGCATTTGCGCGTTACTGCCTCAGATGACGACAGTTATATTGGTGGGCTTATTTCTATGGCCGTAGATACTTGCAGCAATTACTTGGGATACTCTATAAAAAAGGGTACGGCCAAATATGGCTTTGATAGCTTTACAGGCTCGCCTGCGCTCATCAATCCCGTTAACGGGCTCAATATACCTAGCGGCAATTATCTGCGCGTAAATAGCCGCGTGTTGGCTGTGAACTCTGTGAGCTATGTAAACGCAAGCCAAGCCGTTACCGCTTTTGCGGGGAGCGATTGGTTAGTAGCGCCCGACCCAATGGGTAACTACTCGCGTAATATTTTTATTAATACTGCGCCCGACTCAATTACAGACGATACAATTAAGTACATTATTGAAGTAAGCGAAGGATTTAATCCAGTGGGTACGTCTAGCGTCGACCCAGATACTATTTTTCCAATGGCTATTAAACATGCTGCTTTGCTTTTGGTAGGCCAATACTATGATAACAGGAACGCGATAGTAGTTGGAACCATCCAAAGCAAAATATCTTTAGGCTTCGAGTATCTTTTAGATCCTTACAAAATCCAAATCATACTATAATGCAGTCGGGATCTATGGACGTATTGGTAAGCCTGCAGAGTTATGCGGAAACCATCGACGCGAATACAGGTGAGAAATTACAAACGTGGACGACCTACGCAACGGCTTGGGCTCAGCGCGTAGAGCAGGAAAGCGGAAGCGAGCAAGTAAATGCGGACCGCAGAGAGCATAAGCAAATTGTTTACTATACTATCCGCTATAATTCAGCGGTAAGCGTTAAGCATAGAATAGTTGACGCGGGTCTAAACCATAACATTGTTAACATTGCGAACCTAGCAAGGAATTTATATTTGAAGTTGCAAACTGAATTAACAGAGTGACGAAGAACGTTGAAAATATTGCCGAGGTCATAGATGCCTTAAAAGCGATGGGGGTCGAAATAGATAACCCCGAATTTCAGCGCATGCTCAAAGCTCAGGCATTACCAATAATTAGTAGTGCAAAGAACTTAGCGCCAAAAGATAGCGGAGACTTGGCGGCATCAATCGGCTTTATTACTGGAAAGGATAAGGACAATAAAACAAAAGTGCTGATTGGATTGCGCAAAGAATATTACAATAATTACCTCGGGCCGATGTTTGAGTATGGCACTGTTGCACGTATACAGGAAAAGACAGGCCGCTATACTGGCATCATTGAAGCCCGCCCTTTTATGCGCCCGGCATTAGACCAGAACGCGGGCAGAGTAACGGACGGAATTATAAACGGCGTGGATAAAATCCTAGCCAAATTAGCTAAAAAAAATAACTTAATATATAAATA